CACTGTCGTATACTATCACCACAACGGCGAGAAGCATTTCGTCCAGTATGAACCCAAGTCCTCTGGAGAGCTAACCTATGGTGACAGCCCTTGATGTAGCCTTCTCGCTCATTGCCTTTGGCGTGGGCCTGATGACGTTTGTCGCGGCCTGCGCGCTCCTGTTCGTTTCGGTCAAGCTGTGGTGGAGGTCCTGATGGCCGACATCGTTGAAAGGCAGAAGTTGAAGGCTGACGCTGGACTGACGCATCTTCCCACGGAGTTGACCTATGAACTGCGCATGGCCGTCACTGGTCACCGCGCGGACGAATTTTTGTCTTGGGGGTATCAGTGGACCGACAAGCCGCACCGTCTTGTCTATGAAGCGTGCGGCGTAGTGGAAGCGCAAGCCGCCGAGATCGAACGCCTCAAGGCGGAGGTGGAGGGACAGAAGAACGTGAACAGGCTTCTGGCTTCACAGGTCAGCGCACAACGAAAGGAAGTGGAGCGACTGACTGGTGAGAGAGACAGACAGTACGACTACAATGCCGAGGTCATCTTTAAGATTGGCGCTTTGGAGGCGGAGGTGGCGCGGTTGAGAGAGTTCGTCCTGTTTGTTGACAAATGGACGAACTACAAACCGAACAAGCCGCACCAGCCGACGAGCTACGAGAACTGCGTCAAGACCATCGCGCCGATGGCCGCAGAGTTTGCCGAAGAAGCCCGCGCCGCCCTCGCCCCATCTCAGGAGCCACGGACATGAGCCACGGAAACTGCCACGGATGCGGGAACATCGTTTGCTGGACCTATGGATGTCAGAAGCAGCGGATTGGCTACCACGGCCTGCCGTGGCCGACTGCGCCGCAGGGCTGCATCTGCCCGCCTACAAGCGAGCAGACATGCATGAACCCGATGTGTCCCAGAAAGCCGCAGGGCATGCAGATCACTACAGGCACCACACCGGAGATCAAGACATGACCGCTGACGAGATCGCGAAGTGCATACCTGATGAAGTGTACCAAGCAGCCGTAGCCGCATATCATCAAACCCGGTGGACTGGGGATGTTGCTGATCTGATCCATGCCGCCCTCGCAGCAGGGCTGGCGGCATGGCCGGGGGCAGAGCAAACGGAACTGTGCGGAGGCCGCAGCGGCCCCGCCCTCATCCTCCCGCTGTCGCAAGAACGCGCTGCTGCCCTCAATGAAGGAGATGACGAGCTTCTGTGGAGGAGGGATTGAGCATGACCCACGATGAACTGGTGGAGAAGGTCGCGCGGGCAATTTACGAGGCTTGGTGCGAAGTCCACAAAGTCTCTGACACATCAATGCCGTGGGAGGAAATTGATGCCGAAGAGCGAGAAGCTTGCTTTTTTGAGGCCCGCGCCGCCCTATCCGTAGCGCGGCCTGCAATCAAAGAGGAGTGTGCGGAAAAGGTGAAAGGGCAGCGCCTGATCTGGAATAAGGGAACAAGCGCCTATACCGCATTGACTGATGCAGAGGCCGCCATCAGGGCCGTGGAGTAACGAATGAGCTACGATTTCGTCATTAACGAAGCCAGTCCTGAGCTTGGCGGAAACATCTGGCAGGGCGATCCGTGGACGTTCGCCCCGCGCGTCTGGCGGTACATGATCGACCGCTTCGCTGTGAGGTCCGTCCTCGACGTTGGTTCGGGCCGTGGGCATGCCGCGCACTGGTTCCGCCAGTCTGGATGCGTGACCATCGCCATGGACGGTGAGGAGCAGAACGTCGCCAGCGCCTTCCATCCGACCATCCTGCACAACCTTGCCCACGGGCCGCTCATCTGCCCGGTCGATCTGGTTCACTGTCAGGAGGTGGTCGAACACATCCCGCCTGAGTATCTGCCGCATCTGCTCAGGACGCTGGGCAATGGCGACACCGTGATCATGTCGCATGGCGAGCCGGGGCAAGCTGGTCACAGCCACGTTAACTGTCAGCCGCCCAAATACTGGATTGAAGCCATGGCGGACTGCGGCTACCTCATGCTTCAGGACGACACCCAGCGCATCCGGCACTATGCGTCGAGCGAGGGCGCGCATCATCTGTCGCGCTCCGGTCTGGTGTTTGGCAAGAGGCCGGGGAGGCAGGCGTGAGCAACATTTCGGAGGCGCGAGAGCAGCTTGAGATAATCGCTCAAATGACGGACAAGGAGACGGCCCAGCGCATTCGTCAGGTCATCAGGCGGTATATGTACCGCGATCCCTTTGTGCGGAAGGCGAAGCCGCAGTCATCTGGCATGACACCTGAACTGTCCGCCCGTATCAGGCAGACAGCGCAGAGCAATCCCAAAATGCCACTGCAACGCATTGCCGAAATCTACAATGTTAGCCCCGGCAGGGTGTCTGAGGTCCTGAACGGGAAGCGCAAATAAGGAGGGGCAATGTTCAACAGGCTTGAGCCGCCGATCCCGCTGTCAACCATCAAGGGCGATGGCTGGGCTTTCGCGGTGATCGACTACAGCTTTGAGGCGAACCTGATCTGGGTGGTCGCCATAGACAAGACCCGCGAGATTTGGTGCGTCCCGAACCACGAGGTCAGGATGCAGGCCAACTGGACCGCTGGCAGGCGAAATGAAGAGGGCTGATCCGCCGATGATCCCTATGCGCTGCCCAGTCTGCAAGCAATGCTGGGCGGACCCAGAGCATCCCGGCTGCATTTACAAAGGCCCGTTTGATGGATATTGGAGGAAACATGAAAGTCACGCACAAAGAAGTCCGCCTGAATGAGGATTTTCAGCCTGTCATGGTGCTGACGATAGAGTTCCCCATGTCGCTGGAATATGACCCGCAAAGTTGCAATGACGGGGTCTTTTACGGCGAGGTTGAAAGTGCTATTTACCAGTTTGATCAGTTGCAGGCCAAAAAGGCGGGCAAGACAGACGGATGCTCATAGACCCTAGAAGCCTAAGCCAGTTCTTTCCCGTGGACCCCAGCAGGCCCGTGGACGTGGACGGCACGATGCGGGACATTGAGGCGGCTTACTACGAAAACAGCCTGTACGAGTTCCTCAAGGCTGGCTGGCGGTATATTGACCCTAACCCGTATGTCGATAGCTGGCATCTGGGCGCGATTGCGGAACACCTGACGGCTATCAAGGACGGGCAGATTACCCGCCTGATCATCAACCAGCCGCCCAGAACGTCCAAGTCATCCATGCTGGTGGCGTTTGACCCATGGGTGTGGGCGCAAGCTGAAGACAGTGACACATCTGGTCCCGGTGTGCAGTTTTTGCATGCCTCATACGCCCAAAACCTGTCCGTCAGGGATAGCGTTAAGACCAGACGCCTAATTGAGAACCCATGGTATCAGAAGTATTGGGGCAACCGCGTCCAAATCACGAGCGACCAGAACACCAAGATCAGGTTTGATAATGCTCAGGGCGGCTACAGGCTCGCCACGTCGGTCGGCGGTGCTTTGACTGGTGAAGGAGGAAACTGCTTCGTATCTGGCACCATGGTTTCTACACCAACTGGCACCATGCCAATTGAGCAAATTTTAGTGGGCCAGAAAGTAATGGCCTTTGATCACTCACGGGGGAAGGTGGTAGTGTCGCGGGTATTGGCAACCAAAACCCGTGAGGCAACTGAACTTTATGAAATTCACACATCTCAAGGACATTCCTTCGTCTGTACAGGAAACCATCCAATCTTCGTCCCGATGGCAGGATATATCCCCGCTAGTGAACTGGGGGTTGGAGACAGGGTTCTGTGTGAAAAACGGGCGTCAAGTGATGTTCAATCTTCTCTGCGACAATTGCGGGGCGGAAACGCACAAGCTTTTGTACGAACTGCGGAAGGCTTTGCGCCAGAAGTCCAAGGACGCTTACTGCTCAAAGAAATGCTGTTCGGAGCATCATTCCGTAAAGAACACAGCGTCTTGCGTAAATTGCTCGCAGCCTGTCAGGCATCGCAAATCGCGTTATTGCTCGGACGCTTGTATGGCGGTCTACAGGGAGGCAAAGCTTTCCAAGAAGGTTTGCAAGGAGTGCGCGAAGGAATTTCGCGGATCGGGGGAATGTTGTTCTCGCGCCTGCGCTGGCCGCATCCATTCCCGGCGCATGAAGGGTTCGCGCAATTCCAAGTTTGCAAAGCTGGGCAAATACTCAAACCAATTCAGGGAAATGGCGGAGATTGTGCGGGAACGGGATGGGCATCATTGCGCCGCCTGTGGCACGGTGGATCACCAGATCAAAGCGCCGCGCGGGCGCACGCGATCAGCCCTGCACATACATCACATCAACGAGAATACGCGGGACAACAGGCCAGAAAACCTGATCACCTTGTGCAACTCATGTCACAAGATGCACCATCATGGGACACTGACGTTATCACCGCAATTGTCGTCCATCGCGGAGAGCCGCAGCCTGTCTATGACATCCAAGTTGAGGGACAAAGCAACTTTTACGCTAATGGTGTTCTCGCCCACAATTGCATAATTATTGACGATCCGCACAACGCGATGGAGGCTGAAAGTGAGGCGGTTCGCACAAGCACGTTAGAGTGGTTTGATAACTCCCTCAGCACCCGCCTGAACAACCCGCGCACGGGCGCGATCATCCTTGTCATGCAGCGTTTGCATGAGGAAGACCTGACGGGCCACATCCTGTCCAGCGATGCGGGTAGCGACTGGGTCCATCTCATGTTGCCCATGCGCTATGAGGCGGATCGCGCCGCTGTCCTGTATCCCAATGCCATAGGCTGGTCAGACCCGCGTGAGGAAGACGGCGAGCTTCTGACCCCTGAGCGGTACGATGAAACCTCTGTAGCGCGTCTGGAGCGTCAGCTAGGGCCATTCCAAGCGGCAGGCCAGCTACAGCAGCGCCCGGAGCCAAAGGGCGGCGGTATCCTTAAGCGCGACTGGTGGAAGGACTGGGACCGGGAGAACTACCCGGAAGTCAGCTATGTGCTGGCGTCCATTGATACCGCCTACACCGCCAAGGAGGAGAACGATTACTCCGCCATGACGGTCTGGGGCGTCTTTGAGGACGAGAACGAAGTTCCGCGCGTGATGTTAATGAACGCATGGCGGGCCAAGCTTGAGTTCCATGAGCTTGTTGAGAAGATCGCCCAGACGGCCCGCAAGTTCAAAGTCGATAACATGCTGGTGGAGAACAAGGCCACGGGCATCAGTGTGGCGCAGGAAATCCGCCGCGTTTACGGCTATGAGGACTGGGGCCTTCAGTTGATGGACCCCAAGGGGCAGGACAAGGTGGCGCGGGCCTACAGCGTGCAGCACCTGTTCGCGGATGGGCTGGTCTACGCGCCTCTTAACTTCTCATGGGCGGATATGGTCGTGACGGAGTGCGCCAGCTTCCCGAAAGCCAAGAACGACGATTTGGTGGATTGCACAACTCAAGCGTTAAGGTTTCTCAGAACCACCGGGATGTTGCTGCGGGGTGCAGAAAGAACGGCGGAATTGTCCGACAGCCTTGCATTCAAGGGCAATTCGGGGGATACCCCTCTCTACCCGGTATAAAAGGTCATTAACATGCTCCGTGTGCAGGCTTTCATCACCGCCCAGCAAGGCAGCACGTACACGGTGGAGGCCCATGCGGAAGGCGTCGATACGCCATTCGTCTTCACGATTGATGCAAAGTCTGATAGACATGCGGCTATGGAAGCAATTCGCCGTGTAGAGGCCATGGACAGCCTCATAACCAAATCAGTGAGGGCTAACTAATGGCGGTTCCCGGCCTCAACCCCAACATCCGTCTCGTTCCTGCGATGGAAGAGGAGATCAACCTAGATGATATTGTCGTTATCGACGCGGACGAAGGCGGTCCTGACACAGAACTGGACGAGGCAGGGAATGTCCTGCGTATCCAACACGCGAACGGTGATGTCACCGTCAGTATTGACGGCGGACCAATCGCCAGAGCCGACGCCGGAACCGAACCCGCCGGGTGGTACGACAACCTAGCTGGCGAGATTGACGACATTGAGCTTGGTCGCATTTCTGAAGAGCTTCTGCGCGGCATCGACGCCGACATCCAGACCCGCTCAGACTGGCTTGAGGACCGCGCTCAGGGCCTGAAGCTTCTGGGCCTGAAGATTGAAATTCCCGGTGTGCAGGGTTCCAGTGATGGCGCACCCGTGGAGGGCATGAGCAAGGTTCGCCATCCGCTTTTGCTTGAGGCTGTTCTGCGTTTTCAGGCAAATGCCCGCTCTGAACTTCTGCCTACAGATGGCCCGGTCAAGATCAGGGATGACAGCAACAACTCAGGCGTTGAGCTTGATAGCCTTGCCAGCGCCCTTGAGAAGGACATGAACCACTACCTGACGGTCACAGCGTCCGAATACTATCCTGACACCGACCGCATGCTGTTCATGGTCGGCTTTGGCGGCGATGGCTTCAAGAAGGTCTATCACTGCCCGCTTCGTAACCGCCCGGTGTCGGAGAGCATCGATGCGGAAGACCTGATCGTTAACAACGCGGCGACTGATCTGGAGAGCGCCAAGCGCATCACGCACCGCATCATGATGCGTCCGTCTGTCGTGAAGCGCATGCAGATCATCGGTGCATACCGCGACATCCCGCTGTCTGAGGCGATGGAGCCTAAGCTTAACGCGGCGAAGGAAGAGAAGAACGCACAGCAGGGCGTGTCCAGCACGGTGATGAACCATGAGGATCGCGACCGCGAAATCTACGAGTGCTACTGCGAACTGGACATCGCGGGCTTTGAGCATAAGTGGAAGGGCAAGCCGTCCGGTCTGGAAGTCCCGTATCGCGTCACGATTGACGTTTCCAGCCGCCAAATCCTGAGCGTGGTGCGGAACTACAAGCAGGAAGACAGGCTTCCGACTGCCAAGAAGGTCTTCGTCAAGTATCCCTTCGTGCCGGGTCTGGGCTTCTATGACATTGGCCTGCTGCACATTCTGGGCAACACGACCAATGCGCTGACGGCCACATGGCGGGAACTGTTGGACGCTGGCATGTTCGCTGCCTTCCCCGGCTTCCTGATTGCGGAGCAGGGTGCGCGCCAAAACAGCAACATCTTCCGCGTGCCTCCCGGCGGCTCTGCAACCGTCAAGACCAACGGCATGAAGATCAGCGATGCCATCATGCCGCTCCCGTACAAGGAGCCTTCGCCCGCCCTCATGCAGATGTCGGAGAACATCTCGCAGTACGGCCAGCGCGTCGGCGGCACCGCTGAACTGGCGGTCGGCGAGGGGCGTCAGGACGCGCCTGTCGGCACCACACTGGCGATGATCGATCAGGCCACGAAGGTCCTCAACAGTGTCCACAAGCGCCTCCATGCCGCGCAGGCGGAGGAGTTTCAGCTTCTGAAGGAGTGCTTCAAGGAGAACCCGGAGAGCTTCTGGCAGCGCAACAACGCGCCCGCCTATGCGTGGGATCAGGACACGTTCCTGAAGGCGCTGGAGAACTATTACCTCATCCCGCAGGCCGATCCGAACACCGCGAGCCACACGCAGCGCATGATGAAGACCGTGGCGCTCATCCAATTGGCCTCGCAGGCCCCGGATATGTTCGACCTTCAGGCGGTCAACCGTCAGGCCATCCGCACCATCGGCTACAACCCCGATGAGTTCGTCAAGAAGGATCAGGGCAACCCGTCTCCGCAGGCAATGGAGGCCATGGCGAAGATTGAGGAGAGCAAGTCAAAGGTGCTTAACGACACCAAGCGCACCAATGCTGACGTGGCTCTGGCGATGGCTCAGGCCCAGAAGACCACCATGGAGGCCCAGATGGGTCCGCAGGGACAAGGCGGCCAGCCTCAGAACCCGGCGGACATGATCAAGGCGCAGGCCGATCTGCTGAGCGCAGAGAACGACCGCATGGACCTGTCTATGAAGCAGGGCCAGATTGAAGTGGAAAACAAGGACATCACCATCGACGGTGAGAACCGCGCGGCAGAGCGCGACAGCCGCGAGAAGCTTGCCATGGTCAATCTCCAGCGCGATGCCTTGCAGATGGACCATGAGAAGGCGATGCAACAGGGCGACATGGAGAAGCTCAGGATGCAGGCGGCACTGAAGCCCGATCCCGCGCCCAAGCCGCCGGGGAAGAAGAAGCCGAAGCCGGGTCTTGTGGGGTAGCGTAAATGGGCGGGCGGGTAAACTGGCTTGACGATGCGTTGCGTGCGGCTCTTGAGGCGATTTCGCCAGAGGAGGCTGCGCGGCTTGCTGGCAAGCATTCTGGGCCAGCAACTTTTGAGCCGTTTACAACTGGATATAGCTACAAACGTCAGGCGTTTTATGACCCTAAATACTGGGAAAAGTATGATGATCCATTGTTGGACGAAAATGGAAACATCATAACAAGCAATGAAAGGTTGCGCCCAATCGCAGAGCGTGGAACCATTGAAGACCTTGTAAAGCCTGACCCAGAATTGATGTACAGGGGGATGTCGGCTGAAGAGCTTGTGGACATATTGTTGAAGAGGCGCGTTCAAAGTCGTGGAGATATGAATTTTACAGGCGGGCAGGAGGGATTGACTTATTTCTCAAAAGACCCACTGGTCGCTGAGAGCTATTCCAATTCTTTTGCTCCGTCTAAGTACAAGCCAACCATGGAAAGGCCCGCGTATGTCATTAGCGCGCGGCGTCCGCCGGATACGCGGATCAAAAATGTGCCGGGAACGGGGAGCGATGAAATCGGTGTTATTGGCGCAACTCCATTAGAGGACATTGTTGGGCTTCATCGTGGAAGTACCACCGCCTATTACCCCGGCATTGAAGAAAAAGGTTTCTCTCAGAACCCATCTGCATCTTTGAATTGGGAGCCGCGCAGTTTGGATGATTTGTTGC